GTTTCCCAGTCACGATCTGGGGGGGCTCAAGCACAAGAGGTTTTACGATTCGGCACGTTGGCGAAAGCTGAGAAAGTGGCACCTGAAAAGACAACCACTCTGCGTTGAGTGCAATGAGTTGGGACAAGAGGTGGATCACATAATCAGAATCAAAGACGATCCAAGTCTTAAAATGAAGGCGCATAATCTTCAAACCCTTTGTAGATCTTGCCACGCTCGTAAACGACAGCAAGAGTCACTAATCAAAAAAAAGGGATGACATGGGGATTTTCATTTTGGTCGGTTTTACTCTTGGCATGAACATTGGACTTGTTTGCGGAATATGTGTGGCTAGTAAGCTCAAATAATGAGATACGCAACTATCAGGCTTAGAAAGGAGGAATGCCCCAAGTGTGGCACGAATCTCCTACGCAACTTCGAGGGTAAGAAGTGGTGCGATAAGTGCGGATTTCGGCGTAGACGGAGAAAGAAAAATGGGAAAACGAGGCCCGAAAACGACACCAACAAACCTGAAAGTGCTGAGGGGGAATCCAGGGAGGAGACCACTGCCTGAAGATGAGCCCGAACCTGAGATCGAGGACAACGAGCAACTAGAATGGCTCAAGCCTGGTTTCGACGGTGAGACGATTACCCCTGCTTTCGTCTGGGAAAAAATCAAAGATCACCTTTATAACTGCGGACTCCTAACCGCAATCGATAAAATTTCGCTCAATCGTTACTGTGATATGCTTGTTCAATGGTTGGAGCTGCGCGATCTGATCATGTTTCATGGTTATACTTATGTAGTAACCAGGCAGAACAAGGATGGTAGTGAGTGGGAAATGGTGAAGCAACGCCCAGAAGTGCGGATCTACACCGATCTTGGGGCAAAGTTGCTTCAATTAGAGCGTGAATTTGGACTCACGCCGAGTGCTCGAACTGGTCTCTCTGTTAACATGAAAAAGAACGAGGAAGATCCAGATGACGCATTCTTCAAGAGGAATCGCGCTTAAAGTGTTATGTATGATGTCACTGATCCCTCATGGTATCAGGTTCCTTCCGAAGAGGATGCCTGTGTATGGCATAGGCTTGCTTATCAACGCCACTTAGACGATCTAGAGCGTCAACACGAAGAGGATTTTGAATACTACTTCGATTATGAGTACGCGCAACATGCCGTTGATTTTACTCGGTACATAAAACACTTCGAGGGAGAGTGGGCTGGACAGCCTTTTGAACTATCCCCCTACCAAGTCTGGCACTTCGCCGTTCTTTATGGTTGGCGAAGGAAAGACGATCCTTATATTCGCAGATTTACTATCTGCTACAATGAGCTACCGCGCAAAAATGGTAAGTCATTTCAGTCATCTAGCATAGGTCTCTACGAACTCACAGCTTCGGGTGAGATGGGAAATCAGGTCGTGTGCGCGGCCACGAAATTCGACCAGGCTAAGATTATTCACGGCTCTGCGTCCAAGATGGCGATGATGTCACCGCGTCTAAATAAGATGCTCAAAATTCATCGCAACAACATCTCTTTTGAGCAAACGTTCTCAAGGTTCTTTCCACTATCTGGTGATGCAAAAAAACTCGATGGCCTTAATTTGGGGGCCAGCTTAATCGATGAACTCCATGCTCATCCTAATCGAGAACTCCTTGACGTTATTCTAACTGCTCGTGGCGCGAGAAGATCGCCGCTGGTCTATATTATTACGACCGCTGGCTTCGATAGGCAGAGTGTTTGTTTTGACTACCACACTAAAGCAAAGCAAGTTCTTGAGGGCGTTATTAAGGATGATAATTTTTTCGCATTTATCGCCACAATTGATGAAGGTGACGACCCACACGATCCGAAGAGTTGGAGAAAGGCTAACCCCAATTTTGGTTACTCACTATACGAAGAGTCATTCAAGGAGGAGAGCGAGAACGCAAGGCAAATGCCATCGGCACTTAACAGCTTCCTTCGCTTACGTCTTAATGTCTGGACGCAGCAAGACGTTAGGTGGCTCTCAATGGCAAAATGGCGGGAGTGCGAGAGAGACTATAAGGCTGCGCTCGAAGAATTTATACCAGAAGAGTTGAAAGGCAGAGAGTGTTTCGCTGGCCTCGACCTTGCGTCTGTTGAGGATATAGCCTCATTAGGCATTTGCTTTCCAGATTATTATTATAACAAAGAAAAGGATCAGGTTCAGATTGAGCGTGTGCGTTCACTATCTTTCAATTGGTGTCCTGAAGGGAATTTTATTGATCACCAGAAGAGGAGTGGACAAGACTACACTCGATGGGCGCGTGAGGGCATACTTTTTGGAACACCTGGAAATGTTATTGATTACGATAGGATAAGGCTGTTTATAAACCTATTGCAAGAAATCATAAACTTCAAAGAGTGTGCAGTTGATAGATGGAACGCCCAACAGATCATGACACAGCTTGACGGTGATGGCTTAACGGTTGTTCCGATGGGACAGGGTTACGCTTCGATGAGTGGGCCAACGAAAGAGTTACAGGCTTTTATCTTATCTCAACGATTTGAGCATAATGGAAATGAGGTTCTTACTTGGGCTGCGTCTAATCTTTCTGTGGAGGAGGACGCTGCTGGTAACATTAAACCTTCAAAGAAAACATCGGTTGAGAAGATTGACCCAATGGTAGCAATGATTATGGCCGTAGCATGTATGATCGTTGCACCGAAGCCGAAGAAGTCGGTTTATAAGTCTCGCGGGATCGTTTCCTGGTAATATTCACTTTAAGGTATAATATTAGATACACATATATGCTTTAGTGCATAAAATAGTTTACGTTAAGTTCATAGTTGACGGTTTACAGTAAACCAAGCTACAAGGTACTTGTAGAAAGCAGACTTATGCTCCCACATATCCAGCCGAACTCTCGTGCAGAATTTAACTGCGGCTGAGAGACTATGCGATTTTTCCCAAGAATTTTCGGTAAAAAGGCCAGACCAGAGGCCAAGCGAGACCTGGGAGGAGCGACAAATTCTCAAGAGTTTTTCTTTCATCCACTGGTTAGGGTAAATACCGATTCTGGGGTTGCAGTAACACCTGAAACGGCCATGACGTTCACAGCCGTTTATGCAGCGGTAAAGGTTCTAGCAGAATCAGTAGCTCAGTTGCCGTTAATTACCTACCGAAGAGAGAGTGATGGGGGAAAACAGAGATTTGACGATCATCCTCTTAGTGATGTTCTAAGCAAGCGACCTAACCGCTGGCAAACTCATTTTGAGTTTGTTGAGATGCTTATGGGGCATTTATTGCTCCGAGGAAACGCTTACGCCCAAATAATTAAAGATAGAGCCAATCGAGTAAAAGAGATTATCCCTCTTGATCCTAGTCGCACCAAGATTAGGGTCGATCAAGGCGGTGAGAGGATCTTTTACGAATATCAGTTAAGAGATTCTGGAGAAACCGTTTCACTTAACTTTGATGAGGTATTCCACGTTAGAGGACTTTCTTCTGATGGCTTCACTGGAATATCGCCAATCTCAGCAGCAAGCGAGACGATTGGCATTGGGATGGCCGCGCAAGAATATGCTGCACGAGTTTTTTCCAATGATGGACATCCTGGTGGTGTTCTCACTCACCCAGAACAGCTTGATGAAGAAACCAGTGCTCGTATAAGGCAGAGCTGGGAGGATGCACATGCTGGTCTAAAGAACGCTCATCGCGTTGCCGTACTTGAAGAGGGAATGAGTTGGCAACAAGTGTCGATGTCTGCTGAGGATGCACAGCTTTTGCTTTCTCGTAAATTTTCTGTTGAAGAGATCGCTAGAATATATCGCATCCCTCCTCAATTCCTCCAATCAATGGAAAAAGCTTCATACAACAACGTGGAGCAACTTTCACTTGATTTTGTAGTTTACACACTAATGCCCTGGCTAAAACGCTGGGAAGAGGCTATTTGTCGAGATCTATTAATCCGCAGATCGGACAAGAGCGTTTTTGTCGAGTTTCTTGTCCAAGGACTTCTTCGTGGAGATATTGAAAGTCGCAACAAGGCGTACTCAATTGGCCGTCAAAATGGGTGGCTCTCTCCTAATGATATTCGCAAAATGGAAAACATGAATCCGCTATCAGAAGATGAGGGCGGAAATCTTTATTTAGTGCCTCTAAACATGGTCCCTGCCGAGCAGGTGGTTCAGCTCCAAGCGCAAGGTCTTAGCGTTCAAGATCAAGGAGGTGGCCCTGAACCAGCCGCGTTAAACGATGAAGAGCAAGAAGAGGAAGAGGACGATCAGAGAAGCGGTTCGGCGTATCATAAGAAGATTTTTAGAGGCATCGTTGGGGAGGCTCTGGGACGAATTGTCAGGAAGGAGGTAAAAGCTGTTGGTCGGTATATCAAAAAGGATGAGTTCGTAAAAGACATCGAGGGATTTTACGTGGGCCTTGCTGATTCAATGCGTGAAGCTCTAACTGAACCTGTCAGTGCTTTTGTGAGAAGTATCGGTTGTGAGTCTCTTTCGACTTCACAAGAAATTATTAATGAGTTTGTCAAAGGACATATTGAGGCTTCTCAAGAAGAGTTAATTGGTTGTTTACGTTCGTGCTCTGATGTTGGGGATGCCAGGGAGAAAGTGAAATCAACAATTGGACTCTGGGACGATGAGGAGAGTCTGGGAATATATGTTGATGAATTTCTTGACAGAGCCTATAACTTTACTTTAAGGAGCTTAAACAATGAAACCTAAAAAGGGACAAAGAGAGGTTAGGGTCCACATTGAGAATGTGGAGATGCGTAGGAGTGAGGATCAGCCAATTTTAGAGGGACATGCGGCTGTTTTCGATACTGTTGCCGATCTTGGATTTTTCACTGAGTCGATCAAGCCTGGAGCCTTCCGCAATGCTATCGACGAGAAGCAAGATGTTCGAGCACTGGTAGATCATGAGCCCTCAAGGATTATTGCTCGAACTAAGAATGGAACACTAAGACTTTCTGAGGACAAAGTTGGTCTCAAGGTTGAGATTGAGCCAAATATGGATACTCAAGAGGGGCGAGACATTGTTGCTCGTATTGAGCGAGGGGATGTAGATCAAATGTCCTTTGGTTTTGTGACCGTTGAGGATGAGTGGATCGTGACTGGGAAAC